GCCTCACGGCTGCACCTCGTGTTGACTTAATACCTCAACGCTTGATAGCACTCGCATGCGTACTTCGGCTAACTGCCGACCTGCTTAATAACAGGAAGTAGTATTGTGTTAGTTAACTGTCAACCAGAGCTATGGTCCAATTAGGACCTATGGCGGGGTAGCACCCCGCGCTCAGTGATATGTGGAGATACCGCGAACTGAAAGACTACGAACCTTCGCACCAAACTTCAATTCTGTTAACACAGAAGTTTAGTAATAGTGTGAATGTTTTAAAGGATATCGGGCTGACCTTTCATACGGGCGAATATATACGCACGTACAGGAGGTTTCTCGATACCCAACCAGGATATGACTGGACTGTAGGGGGTCGTAATGACATCCCTTACAAACTGAACCATTCCGTGTGGAAACCTTGCCAGTCCTATGAAGGACGGGTAGTGGATTTCATTCCGGATAATTCAGGTCAAGGCATACCTTGGGTCTCTCGTTCCACAACCGAACTCGGTTGGTATTATCCTGTTAGTGGAGTGATTGACCGACTTGTGTTGGCCAATTACCGAACTTTCAAGGATAGGTATGGGGCGTTTGGTCAGCATAATGCTGGCCTAACTAGTATGGTGGAGACGAATAGTGGTTCCTTGAGCTTTGTGCCCAAGCCACTCGGCCTTACTACAATGTGTGAGGCATCATTAAAAACGATGCTTCCACATGTTAAGGCGGAATTGTCGCTCGTCAACTCTATTATTGAGTTGAAGGACTTCAAATCCCTCCCCCGTACTCTCGCGAACCTGAAACAGACTACTCTAAACCTGGCGTCGCTTTTTAGCGCTCCGCAGGCAAGGAAGTCATATCAGGGTTTCTATAGTCTCGTCCGGTCTTCTTTTAGACCGGAAGAGGGACTAACTCTTCGCGAGTTGCTCCACTCTTCGGCAGATGGTTATCTTCAAGCGAAGTTTAACCTTCTGCCGTTGTTCGGTGACATATGTGCGATTTTTCGCGCATGTGCCAATCTGTCCAAGACCATGAATAGTCTTGTTCAGAATCAGGGCAGGATGAAGCGTAAGCATTATACTTACAACTTCATACCTTCTCAATTCACAGGTGCAGATGCTATTCAGGATATTACACTGGAACTAGACCAGTTTGCTGGAACTGAACTTAATGGTCAGACCACCAAGACTGGTTGTTACAGGAAGTATTCGTTTAGCCCCCTGCGCGTGACGAGAAGGACCATCATAGATGAGCCTGCTACATTCCATGCGGAGATTGAGTACAGTTATCACTTTACTCAATACCAAAACGAGCATGCTCGTTTGTTAACGTTACTGGATAGTCTAGGGGTCAATTTGTCCCCTGCGATTATTTGGAACGCTATTCCGTGGTCATTCGTTATCGACTGGTTTATCGGCGTAAGCCGGTATCTAGGCGAGAGGAAGACCCTCAACATGGAACCTGCCGTCTGCATATCACGATACATGTGGTCGTGGAAGTCAACGCGTAAAGTTAGAACGTGGTTCGCACCTGCGAATCCGTTCGCTTCAACGTTTGGGCTCCCACAATGTCCCACTGTATACTTGCCGGACCTCTATGAAACGATTTATCGTCGTGACGTAGAGCTGCCTGCAATAAGCAACTCCCTTTACGGGAGTGGGTTCAGCGATTCAGAGCTGATCCTGGGTGGCGCGCTAGCAATTACGCGAGCGTTTCACCCAAGACGCGGTCGACGCGTTTAAACATCGACAAAGAGCTGATATATCAGCACTCAGTATGCCGTTAAACAACACACTAAATACCAACGAAATCAAGAACAGTGGAGGGACCGAAGCAGAATATGCCCGGCTTTCCACAATCGGTCGAGCCACGGAATACAAGGTAATTACCGAGCTTCCTGGCTACCCACAACGACTCAAGGTATCTCACCAAGAGTCTGGTTCTGGCGTTAATCGCATTCGACGATCCGTTGTCCGGTTTGATGATACCGGACTTGGGTCAATCGATACGACGAAGCTTCAAACCATTTCAGCGTATGCTGTGCTGACGGTTCCCGTTGGGAACTTAGGCTCATACAATACGGTGAAAGACACTCTGGCCAAATTGATGTCCTTCCTCGCCTCAACAGGCGCGGATACGATTATCAAGTATGACTGCAGTGGTAATGGGGCCGATGCACTAATTAACGGAGGTCTTTAAACCTTCTTTTCTTAGTGCGTTCACGGCGATGCTTAGGGTGTAACCCCTTTGCATCGTCGTCGATTCCGTTAGAAGTCCCGGTTGGGATCGCGACAAGGACCTGCACAGCTTCTTTAACAGGAGCCAAGACAGGACTTTTTACGAGTAGCAAGAAAACTGCTCGTAAAATAGCCTTGATCACCACTTTTAGGACCTCTTTGGTTCTTCTAGTCACTGATCACTTCTTTCTGGATGACAGCCACTAAGACATGTTCGGGGACCTCGTTGGAATCTACGTATCCGCGATCTTTCATAAGAAAGATAACGCTACGTATCGTTTCAGCGAGGTTTCCCGTCGTGTCTGGGGCCTTTAGCATGGATTCGAGTTCATCGAGTTTCATGTTAATGATTCGTTGTTTGTGTATCACAGGGGTGTGAGGTTTACGGCTCTAGGAACTATACCATTATGGTTAGTAATAAGAGCCTAGATGAGATAGAACTCATCGCCGCACTTCTCTGTGACGCTCACAAGCGTTTCGGAGATGTGTTCAACACACGGTCACTGCGTCTTACACAGAAACTGTGTATTCGCAGGTACCGACTGGAAGGTTTGAGTTTTCTAACGAAAACTCTGCCCCGCCTCGACAAGCACTTTACTCAAGCGCTTGCAGGAATGGTCGAACTGAACCCGAGATCCGTAGGCTTTACAACCTTACGGAACTCTAAGCTTCCTAGATTTCTAGGTGAGCTTTTCAGTAAGATATTCCGATCAGACGGAACATTACTTCCAAATCCGGACGCAGACTGCGTTCGTATGATACGAGATATTCTTTGTGCTTATTATAAGTACAAAGTCCCGTATCGGGATGTACAAGAACAACAAGTTATTGACAGCTTTATTCAAGCTGAAGACGACTTGCGGACCTTATCACCCCGTTTTGCAGAAATGCAGACCGGGTTATTAGAGTACGATCGACTTAAGTATCAAAGAGACGCTTGGGTGAACTGGAATTATAAACTCCAGATCTTTCCCGAGTCCCCTAAGATGCTCGAGCTTCGTATTCTTCGCAAAGCACGCAGATTACTTGAAAAAGTATTCCGCGACTTCGATCCTCGCGATATAACTCCAAGTCACGGCCCCGGCGTCGTCTCTACAAAAGAGCGACTCTGGGAGAAGTTTCAATGGAAGAATATATCGAAGAGGATCACCGACGAGTACCCGTTAGATGCGTATTTCTACGCCTCGACAGGGCACGTCGTTGACTCGTATAAGTCCTTTGGGGACATTACGATGGAGGATCACCCGGCGCAAGTTTTACTTGTACCGAAGGATTCTCGCGGTCCCAGACTAATCTCTTGCGAACCCGTTGATTTTCAATGGGTCCAGCAAGGACTGTCTCGGGCGATAGTCCGTCATGTAGAAACGCACTACTTAACAAAGTATGGCGTTTACTTCACAGACCAGGTACCAAACCAAGTGGGGGCCTTATTAGGGTCTTCCACCGGCAGGTACGCGACTCTGGACCTCAAAGAGGCCTCAGATCGTGTTCACCTAGGTTTAGTTCGCCTGCTGTTTCCTGAACCCCTTTTGGGGTGTTTGGAAGCATGCAGATCTACATCCACTAGGTTGCCTAATGGTAAGATTATCACGCTCGAAAAGTACGCGCCAATGGGGTCAGCTTTATGCTTTCCCGTAATGGCGTTGACGATTTGGGCGCTTCTTACCGCGGCAGCCATCGACGCAAATGACTCAGATGCATTTATCAGTTATAATCGTTACATAGGTAACGACGTGACTGATTGGCCTGAGCTCATACACGTATACGGTGACGACGTCATTGTACCAACGGCTTTCGCCGAGAGCGCAATGACCATACTCGAACTGTTTGGTTTAAAAGTTAACCTCAGTAAGAGTTGCACCAAAGGATCCTTTAGGGAATCCTGTGGCGTTGATGCCTTCAAAGGTATCAACGTTACGCCAGTCCGTTTAAGGACTGTGTGGGATGAGTCACCTCGTCCTGACGTCTATACCAGTTACATTAGCTATGCTAACGCATACTGGGATAGGCGGTACTACACGACCTACGAGTATATCGTAGCTCGATTGAATGCCATATATGGCCCAATCCCGGACGCAAGCATGAATTTATCATGCCCTAGTCTTCGAGTAGCACCTGCTGAACATGGAGTGTTTCGTCGTCGCTTCAATAAAGGCATCCAAAAGATGCAATATTTGGTGCGAGACATAACCTCCCCTTCAGTCAATCATGAGATCGACGGATGGTCAATGTTGCTTCGGTATTTCACTGAAGCGCAAAGACCTACGTTGGATCTCTCTGATCGCCATTCAGGGTCTGCTTCTTCTTTTTTAGAAGCAGCCTTTTCAGTCAGTCGGTATACGAAACGACACACTAGCAAGCTAGTGTGGCGTTGGCGATGAATAATCGATAAACTTGTGTAGTTTATCAGGCAAGC